TTTTTGATAGTGGATATAAGTACATGTATGATAGATTTGCAGATACTTTTAGATATGTTCCTTTAAATGGAGACATTGCTGGTCTTTGTGCTCGTAATGATATTAATAATTTCCCATGGTACTCTCCTGCAGGAACAACAAGAGGTGCAATTTTAAATGCAGTTAAGTTGGCATACAATCCAACAAAATCTCAAAGAGATAGACTTTATTCAAATAGAGTTAATTCAGTAATTTTCTCTCCTGGATCAGGTATTATCCTGTTTGGAGACAAAACTGGTCTTGCTAAAGCATCTGCGTTTGATAGAATTAATGTTCGTCGCCTTTTTGTCTATCTTGAAAATGCAATTTCTCAGGCAGCGAGAGATGCATTATTTGAATTTAATGATGAGATTACAAGAACAAATTTTGTAAATACTATTGAACCATTCCTCCGCGATGTTCAAGCAAAAAGAGGAATTTTTGATTATGTTGTGATTTGTGATGAAACTAATAATACAGCTGCTGTAATTGATAATAATGAATTCGTTGCTGATATTTACATCAAACCAGCAAGATCGATTAACTTTATTGGATTGAATTTCATTGCCACCAAGACTGGTGTTGATTTTGAAGAAGTAATCGGAAACTTTTAATTTAGAGGTTTAAAAAACTATGGCAACTAGAAATCAATTAAATCCACCTCCTTTAAGGAAGATTACCGACTTCAAGAGCAAACTAACTGGTGGTGGTGCTCGTTCAAACTTATTTGAAGTAGTTTTATCATTCCCAGATATTGCCCCAGCAGATACTAATGTTCTTGATAAGGCAAGATTTTTAGTTAAAGGAGCGAATCTACCTGCATCTAATGTCGCCGCACTTGATGTACCATTTAGAGGTCGTACACTGAAAGTTGCGGGAGATAGATCTTTTGAAAGTTGGACAGTTACCGTAATTAATGATACTGACTTTTCAATCCGTTCATCTATGGAAAATTGGATGAATAAAATTAATAGAGTTTCTGATAACACTGGTGTTACTGATCCATCCGCATACACTGCAGATGCTTTTGTTTATCAACTGGATCGTGATGGTTCAACTTTGAGAACGTATCATTTTTATGATATTTTCCCAACTTCTTTAGGTCCTATTCCACTTGATTATGGAACTAGTACAATTCAGGAATTCACTGCAGAATTCCAAATTCTTTGGTGGGAAGCAGTCAAAGGTAACTCTCCTTCAGCTGGTGGTGAAGACATCAACTAAATATAACATACAAGCAGTTTAAATTTATAAAATGGCGAAACTTTTTGGTTTTTCAATTGAAGATAACATTAAAAAATCCAAATCTGTAGTCTCCCCCGTTCCTCCTAATAATGAGGACGGGGTTGATTATTTTATTCAGTCAGGATTTTATGGTCAATATGTAGATATTGAGGGGGTTTATCGTACTGAGTACGATTTAATTCGTAGATATCGTGAAATGGCTCTTCATCCAGAATGTGATAACGCTATTGAAAGTGTTGTAAACGAAGCGATTGTAAGTGATCTTTATGATTCTCCTGTAGAAATTGAACTATCAAATTTAAATGCTAGTGATAGATTAAAGGAAGTAATAAGAGCGGAATTTAAGTATATTAAAGAAATCATGGACTTCGATAAAAAGTGCCATGAAATTTTTAGAAATTGGTATATTGATGGTCGTGTATTTTATTTAAAGGTCATTGATCAAAAAAATCCTGAAGCAGGAATTCAGGAACTACGATACATTGATCCAATGAAAATGAAACATGTGAGACAAGAAAAAAATACGGAAAATGGAGAAAACGGATATCGAAATTTAAACCTGAGATTAAAGACAGAATCGGATCAATATAACTTCCCAGACATTGAAGAATATTTTGTTTATACTCCTACACCAAATTTCCCATCAGGTACAATTACTGGTGGGTCAAAAAAAGGAGTAAAAATTGCAAAAGATTCTGTAACTTATTGCACATCAGGATTAGTTGATAGAAATAAAGGAACTATTCTTTCATACTTACATAAAGCAATTAAAGCACTCAATCAATTAAGAATGATTGAAGACTCTCTTGTAATCTATAGATTATCTAGAGCTCCAGAACGTCGTATTTTTTATATTGATGTTGGCAATCTTCCCAAGGTAAAAGCAGAGCAGTATCTTAAAGAAGTTATGAGTCGTTATCGTAACAAACTAGTTTATGATGCAAATACTGGAGAAGTTCGTGATGATCGTAAATTCATGAGTATGCTTGAAGATTTCTGGCTTCCAAGAAGAGAAGGTGGTAGAGGAACTGAAATTACTACTCTTCCGGGCGGTCAAAATCTTGGTGAACTTACCGACATTGAATATTTTCAAAAGAAACTTTATCGGGCACTTGGAGTTCCAGAAACTAGAATTGCTGGTGGTGGTGATGGATTTAATCTTGGTAGATCATCAGAAATTCTTCGTGACGAATTAATGTTTTCAAAATTTGTCGGAAGATTGAGAAAAAGATTTTCAAACTTATTCAATGATATTCTTCGCACACAATTACTGTTAAAAAATATTGTTTCCCCAGAAGATTGGGATCAAATGAGTGATCATATTCAATATGATTTTCTATATGATAACCACTTTGCAGAGTTAAAAGAGGCAGAATTACTAACAAATAGATTAACTTTAGCCACAACTGTAGAACCATATATTGGGAAGTATTATTCTACTGAATATGTTCGTAAAAAAATCCTTAGACAAACTGATTCTGAAATTATAGAAATTGATATGCAAATTGAAGATGAAATCGCCAAAGGTATTTTACCAGATCCAAATGCTCCAGTAGATGAAGCAGGAAATCCAATTCCACAAGATCAACCACAAGATATGGAAATGGGAGTTAATGGGGAAGTTCCTATGGAACCTTCAGTTGATACTTCTAGTTTAGAAATTCCACAACCAAAAGGTGGTAAGATATAAATAATCTTATAATTATAAAATAATTTTATGGAAGAACTTATAAATTTGATTGCAACTGATAGTGCTCCTTCAGAAATTTCTGATCAAATTAAACAATTACTATATTCTAAAGCTGCCGAAAGAGTAGATTCTGCTCGACCAGAAGTCGCAACACTGATCTTTAATGGTCATGAAGGAGATGAAGAATAATGGCAACTAAAATTATTCAAGATACTGTTATTCCTAGAATAACCCCATCAGCAGGGGTTGCTTCTACAAGTGTGCCAATTGCATTAAAAAGTGGATATTTAAGAATTACAATTGGTTCTACCTCAACAACTTCAGGTGGATATGTTGCTATTGGAACAAATCCAGTTGTAAGTCGAAATAGTTTTCATATCGTTCCTTATGGGACTGATATTATAAAAGAAACTATGAGGCGTCAAGTAATATCAGGAATTGTTACTGGTACTACTACAAAATTATTGTTTGATGCAAATGTAAGTAATCCATTTGAATTCACTGATTATGTAACAATTTCTGGAGCACCTACAGTAGGACTCAATACATCTCATAATGCTATTGTTGCTATGGATGATTCTTCAGTAACAATTAATTTTAATAGTTCTTCCATAACTTCTCCAAATATATCAGGATCGTCAGTTTATAGAAGTGTGAAAGTTGCATGTTTAACTGATGATGCAAATACATTTTTCAATATTTCAGAAGTAGTCACTCTAGTATCAGAATAAAATGAAACTCATCACAGAAGAAGTACAACAGGTAAAATTCATTACTGAAGGAAAAGGTGCCGAAAAGAAAATGTTTATTGAAGGAATTTTCCTTCAAGGTGATATTTGTAATCGTAATGGAAGAATGTATCCAATGCAAACTCTTGCCCGTGAAGTAAAAAGATATAATGAAGCATTTATATCAAAGGGTCGTGCTCTTGGTGAACTAGGACATCCAGATGGTCCTACTGTCAATCTTGATAGAGTTTCCCATAAAATTGTTTCTCTTGAGCAAGATGGAACAAATTTTAAGGGTAAAGCACAACTTCTTGAAACACCTATGGGTAAGATTGCAAAATCTCTCATTGGTGAAGGAGTTTGTTTAGGTGTTTCTTCTCGTGGTGTTGGTTCACTCAAGATGACCAATGAAGGTCATAAAATAGTTGGTGAAGATTTTATGCTTGCGACTGCTGCTGATATTGTAGCAGATCCTTCAGCACCTGATGCTTTTGTTCAAGGAATTATGGAAGGTAAAGAGTGGGTATGGGATGGTGGTATTCTTCGTGAAAAACTTGCTGAGTCAACAAAGCGTAGAATTAACACATTAGTTGATCAAAGAAAACTTCAAGAACATAAAGTTGAATTGTTTCAAGAATTCCTCTCAAATTTATAAATTATAAATAAATATAGATTATAACACAAACAATCTAAAATGTCCGTTGGTAGAAATTTACAAGAAATGGAAAACGTAGTAACCAAAGGGGCTGCATCTGGCGAACCAATGCACAACATTGCCCAAAATCCTTCTGGAGTAATGATTCCAGGTCAAACTGGTGCGTGGGAAGATTTAGGTGGTCCTACTCCAGAAAACTATCGTCCAGATGACGATTCAGCAACACTTAAAACTCCAGGCGCAACTCTTGCCCAGGTGAAAAATGTAGTTAATGCTAAAGCATCAGCAGCTGAAGGCCCTCACACTTCCGCTACTCCTGTGAGTCTTCCTGGACAAGGAATGAAAGAAGAAACTGAAGATGACGAGGATCTCATCGATGAAGAAGAACTCGATGAAGATGAAGAAGTAGTCTCTGAAGATTCTAAAGAAGAAGAGGAAGAAGAGGA